CCTCACATTGTTTGGCCGTAATGAAACACCACAAATAATTGAGGGAGGTTCACCAATTGACAAAATCATTGCTGATAGGAAGTCCTACACCGAGAATCTCGACCACACCAACAACAAACCCAACTAAAGGTCATGAAGTAATTGAATTAGCAAATCAAATGGGCATGCCGTTGATGCCTTGGCAAGAATATGTGTTGCTTGATGGTTGCAAGATCAAAGACAATGGTGAATTTGTGAGCAAGACAAACCTGCTCGTTATTTCACGTCAAAACGGAAAAACGACACTTATGAAGTTTCGCATACTTGCCGGATTATTTTTGTGGGATGAAAAACTGCAAATTGCTACGGCGCAAAATCGTGATGTCGCCCTCGAATGTTTCAAATCTGTGGTCCAAATGATTGACGGACATTCTTGGTTATCTTCAAAAGTAAAAGCAATTACTAGAGCAAACGGCCAAGAACAAATTGAATTAAAAAATGGATGCAGATACAAGATCATAGCCCCGACACCTGGTGCTGCGCGTGGACTTAGCGCAAACACTGTTTATCTTGACGAAGCACGCATGCATAAATCAACTGATTCATTTGCCGCCCTTGCATATACGATGCAGGCTGCCAAATCACCAAGTCTTTGGGCATTCTCAAACGCAGGTGATATTACTTCAGTGCTTTTGAATCAAATGAGAGCCAGAGCAATGCACAAAATTGAAAACAATACAGAAGATGATATTGCTTATTGGGAATGGTCAGCAGAACCAGGATTAAAACTTGCAGATCGTAAAGGATGGGTTCAAGCCAACCCTGCACTTGGTCACACTATTACAGAAGAAACTTTGCAATCAAGAATGAACGACAATCCAAACATCATTGCCACTGAAATGCTTTGTCAATGGGTGGACACAATTCAATCACCTTGGAGTGCTGGCGATTGGAATGCATGCCAACAAAATGGCCTTAAACTTGCGCCAGGAAAACCGACTTGGATTGGTGTTGAAATTGCACCAGACAGAACAGGTTTTGCAATAGTTGGATCACAAATCATGGATGACAAATCAATTGCAGTTGGCTTAATGGATTTACAAAACCAAGAAAACGCTATTGATGATCTTAAAATTGCAAGCCATGTTGCAGAATGGGCAAAAAAATACAACGCTGAAGCAATTATTCTAAACAAATTCAGTGGCGACAGTGTTGCAGCCAAACTTCGCATGGGATCAATAAACTCAGAAATTATTACAGGTGCAAAGTATTACCAGGCATGTGATGAAACGCTTGGTGCAATGGCAGGAAACCGAATCACTCATGGAGGCCAACAAGAACTAACGGCATCCGTCAATGCATGTATAAAAAAAACAACTGAAGCCGGATCATGGTATGTGTCAAGGCGAAAGAATGCCACAGCAGCAATTGCAATGATGCTGGCAATACATAAAGCAACTGAAAGACAAGACTCAGGACAATTTGATATATTAGTGTCATAAATTAACACGCCCAACAGTCGGACAGTGTATGATATAAGTAACTTCTATGAGATAATTGCGAGACTATGGGTTTATACACAAAATATATTGAGCCACAACTCAAAGCAGCCATTGCACCTTATGTATTTCCAGATAAACCACTTTCAGTTTGGTCACCAGGCTTTGATGGAGTCTCATCAACATTTGTAACAAGACGCGAAGCACTCAGTGTTCCGGCGTGCGCGCGTGGTCGAAACATTATTGTCGGCACAGCAGCATCATTAGAATTACACGTTAAAAGAAAATTTGATGACACAAGAGTTGAACCAACACCAACAATAATTTCACAACCAGACAAAAACATGCCAACAGCAGTTGTCTACGGCATGACAGCAGAAAATTTGTTATTTCATGGTGTTGCATATTGGCAAATTAAAGAACTTGATCCAGCAACAGGCAGACCATCACAAATCAGATGGATTGATGCACCAAGAGTTTTACAAATACTTGATTCAACCGGTGAATTAGTAATTGGTTACCAACTTGAAGCACAAAGAGTTCCAGATAATGGTGTCGGATCACTAATTCAATTTACTGCAATTGATCCAGATGGTGTTTTGAATCGTGGTGGCAGAACATTAAGAACAGCAGCAGCCCTTGAAAGAGCAGTATTCAATTATGCAGATTCACCAACACCAAGTGTTGTGTTAAAAGCAAATGTTCCAATGGATTCAAATAAAGCAACAGCAATCTTGAATGCTTGGAAACAAGCAAGACAAACAAAAGGCACTGCGTTCCTATCAGATAATGTGGACATGGAATCAGTCGGGTTCAATGCAGCCGATCTTCAGTTGACGGAGGCAAGAGAGTATCTCGCGAAAGAAATAGCCAGATTGATGAACATTCCTGCATATTATTTGGATGCATCAACAAATACAATGACTTATTCAAATGTTACTGCTGAACGCAGAGCATTACTTGATTTTTCATTACGCCCATTGCTAACAGCAATTGAACAAAGATTGTCAATGGATGACATAACAGTTTCAACACAATACGTTGAATATGACTTGGATGACTTCTTGCGAGGTAATCCATTAGAAAGAGCAGATGTTTATTCCAAGTTAATCCCACTTGGCGTATTAACAGTTGAAGAAGCCCGAGAAGAAGAAGATTTGGTGAGATAATGGAAATTAAATTCAATAGCGATATATTAACAGCAAACACATCCAAAAGAGAAATCACAGGAATCATAGTTCCTTTTGGCAGACCCGGTTTCACAAACATGGGAACTGTCGTATTTGAACAAGGATCATTGCAACTAGGTAATGACATTAAATTATTTGAAGATCACGACATGAGCAAAGTTCGTGGCAGAATGATAAGTCACGAAATCACACCTGTGGGAATCGTAGGAAAATTCAAAGTGGCACGCACCAGTGCCGGTGACGATATTTTGGCACTTGCACAAGATGGATTAAAATCCGGATTATCAATCGGTGCATCAATTGAACAATACGAAAACAAAGAAGATGAAGTTTATGTAACAGCAGCAAAAATTCTTGAAGTATCAGTTGTTGATACTCCTGCATTTGCTGATGCACAAATTACAGATGTCGCTGCTCAAAAAGCAGACGAAACAGAAGTCACTGCAATCAGCGCAAGTGATGAACAAACAAACCAAACCGAAAGTGAGGTCACTTCAATGGCAAATCCAGAAGAAGTAACTCCAGTGGTCGAAACTGCGCCAGAAGTTGCAGTTGAAGCCTCAAAAGCAGTAGCAGCACCAGTTGCTTATGCAAAACCACGCGTGAACACAAACATCACTGCTGGCGAATATGCAAAAGCACAATTCAATGCATCAAGAGGAAACTCAGATGCACGCGATCTAGTTGCAGCAATTGATGCAGCAACAACAACCGAAAATATCGGTGTTGTACCACCAAGTTACCTACGCGATTTAATCGGAATCATTGACAACTCAATGCCATTTGCAGATTCAATCGAACAAGGCACACTTCCAGCATCAGGCATGAAATTTTATCGCCCAGTAATTGGAACTCAGGCCACGACAGCCGTAACAGCAGAAGCAGTTGAATTTGATTCAACCGACACAACAATTACTTCAAAAGAAATTGATGTTGTGAAAATTGCTGGCGCAAACAAAGTATCAGTTGAACTTCTTGACAGAAGTGACCCTGCATACCTAGATGTATTATTGCGTGAACTTGCAGCATCATGGGCTCAAAAAGCAGATGCATACGCATTCTCAATTGCAGTAGGTGCACCAGGAACTTCATCTGGTGGAACACTTTACGCAGCAATTGCTGATGGTATTGCAGATTCATATGCAGTACTTCGCAAAACTCCAAACAGATTCCTTGCAGACACAGGAAACTTTGCAGAGTTACTTGCAGCAGTAGATGGTTCACAAAGACCACTATTTGCCGCCGCTGCTCCTCAAAATGCCGCGGGACTTATGACCCAAGGTTCAACAGCAGGAACAATCGCAGGATTGGGATTAGTTGTTGATCCAAACATTGACACAGGTACAGGCGTTAAAGGCGTTGTTTATTCAAGCGATGCTGCAACCATGTACAAGTCAAGTGCATTCCAACTTCGCACCAATGTTGTTTCAACAGGTGAGGTCGAGATTGGAATTTATGGTTACGTGGCTGCGTGCAGCAAGTATCCAACTGCGTTCCGTAATTTGACTGTTGCTTAATTAGCGACCAAAGAGTTGCCTGGCAGGTTAGACCCCTGTCCTGCCAGGTAACACCACACGAAAGGTAAGACATGGCATCAATAATCACACCAGCAGAATTACGATCTGCACTGAACAATGTGAGTTCAACTTTGTATTCTGATGCCGTATTGACAGAAATTATTGATACAGCCGAATCAGTTGTCGGCAATTTATTAGTTAAATGGAATGCACCTATTGATAAACATTATTCAGAAAGTGCTACATTAAGTACATTGCACACAACCAAACCACACAAATTTTACAAAACACAAACAGTTGCGATTGAAGGTATTGAAGCACACATTAACGGCAATAAAACAATTGCTGAAATAGTTGATGATTTTACATTCAAAATAACAACTACAAGCGCACCAGTACACACTGATTGGCGCAATGTAATACCAAACGGCCTTGCAGCAGAAAACGATTTATCACAATACGCAGATGTCGCACCAGTTGAATCAGCAGTGCTAACAGTTTCATTGGATGTGTTCAAAGCACGCACATCAGCCGGATCAACGCAACAAGGACTTGATTTTGTTCCACAACCTTATATTTTAGGACGTACTATTCAAAATAGAATTGTTGGAATGCTTGGCGCATACATTGATGTAGAGGCGTTAATCGGATGACATTAGCAACATTACGCGCAAACCTTAAAACAGCCATCACATCAAATAGCAATTACTCAGTTGTTGATTATGTACCAGAAGTTGTTACAACACCATCAATCATGATCCTTGCATCTGATCCATGGCTTGCGCCAGTTGTATTTGGTGACAATAAAGCCTGGCAAGTTCAATACACACTTGAAGTTGTAGTTGCAGCAAACAGCAATCCTGGTGCTTTAACACAACTTGAAACAATGGTTAGTGCATTACTACCATTGATACCAAAAACTTGGCGCATAATACAAATTAGCAGCCCAAGGATACGAACAACCGGAACGGCAGATGCATATTCAGTTGAAGTATCACTAAGTACTATCTACAACCCATAAGGAGCACGAAATGGCAACATTAATCCAGACCGGGCGCGACATTGCTTTAACTATTGCGTCTGTCAATTACGACGAACAAATCCAAAGTGGATCAGCAACTTTTCAAGATGCAACTGCATCAGTTGAAACTTTGAACGGCACAGTTGATTACACAGTTGATAACGAAAAAGGCACAGTTGATTTAGTGCTTTACCAGGATTGGGGCAAAACTGGTGGAGTGTGTGATGCACTTTGGGATGCTGCTGATACAGCACCAACAACTACAATTGCATGCACAATGACAATTAATTCAAAAGTATTTACATTTACAGTATTACCAAAACGCCCAACAGCAGGTGGTGCTGCACCAGATGCAATCACCACAACAGTATCTTTGCCAATCAGATCGATTAGCAAGGCTTAATTGACAGACAGGGGTCACCTTAAATGTTTAAGATACAAATAGAATGGACACTTGCAAATGGAAAGTCTTTTGAAGAATGGACTATTCCATGGGAAATTGCTCAGGCTGAAAAAGAAACTGGTTCAACTTTTCTTGAATCATTCAAAAAAGAATTACCTCCAAGCCTGGAACAACAATTCTGGCTTGCATACCAAATGCAACGAAGAATCAGTGACAAGCCAGTTGGCAAGTTTGAAGATTGGCGATCACAAGTTGTTCACATCAATTCAAAGGATTTTGCAACAACAAATTTTACACAGCCGGAAGCATAGAACGGACTTTGATAGAACTGGCAATTGTTTCGCGCCAACCATTGTCAGAGTTCAAAACGCTTTCGGCAGAGCAGGTATCAACAATTGCAGATGTGGTGAGTAAATATCATGGCAACTAAACCATTTCAAATTAAAATTGCTGACAAAGACATATTGGCTATTCTTAAAACATTTAGCAAAATGGATGACATTGCAAAAACTGATATGAAACAAGCAGCAAACGATATTGCAACAGTTGCAGCATCAGCCGTTGGATCAGCATTACAAGCAACACCACAAGGCCAAGCAATTGCCAGGACAATCAAAGTTTCTAAAACAAGTAAATCACCGGTGATAACAATTGGTGGAGGTACTGCAAAACTTAAATCAGGAACACCAGTTGGTGAAATCCTAATTGGAACAGAATTTGGCGCATACAACAACATTAAACGTGAACGCAAATCTGGAACATATATTGGACTTAGACAATTTGACAAAAGATCACCACGCGAGGGCAGAGGCAATGCTGGTTATTTCATATTTCCAACACTCAAAGCATTACAGCCTTACATAACTCAAGAATGGGTAAAACAAGTTGATAGAATAAGACAAGAGTGGAAAAGTAGGATTGCATAATGGCTGACATTAGATCATTGAAGTTAGAACTGCTTGCTGATACAGCGCAGTTCACTAAAGGGCTGAATACAGCACAAACTGAAACTGAGGGATTCTCAAATAAGGTTGGCAATTTTGTTGCAGGTGCAGCGAAAGCATTTTTGGCACTTGGCGCAGCAGTTGGTACAGCAGCATTTGCAATAGGTGTAAGTGCAGTTAAGGCTGCTATTGAAGATGAAAAAGCACAAAAGTCCCTTGAAACAACTTTGAAGAATGTGACTAAAGCCAGCAAAGATCAAGTTAAAGGTGTAGAAGATTACATCACAAAGACTTCATTGGCATTAGGTGTTACTGATGAGAAACTTAGACCATCATTAGACAGATTAGTCAGATCAACTCAAGATGTTACTAAAGCACAAAAACTTCAAGGATTAGCGTTAGACATTTCAGCAGGAACAGGTAAAGACCTACAAGCAGTATCAGATGCATTAGGTAAAGCCTATGATGGAAACTTTACAGCCCTTAAAAAACTTGGTGTACCACTTGACGAATCAATTATCAAATCAAAAGATTTTAATAAAGTAACTGAAATCCTTTCAGCAACATTCAAAGACCAGGCAACAGTTCAGGCTGAAACTTTTGCTGGTAAATTAGACAGAATTAAAATTGCAGTTAGTGAAGCCAGAGAATCATTAGGTGCAGCACTATTGCCTATTTTAGAAAAAATTGCTGGTTTTATCACAAAAGAAGTTGTGCCAGCCATTCAAGGGATAGTTGATGGGCTCACAGGTAAAGACTCAATACGTCAAGCAACTATTGATGCAGGTGGAAATCTTAATTTATTAAATGATGATCTGAATGAATCCTACGAATCAGGGATTGGATTAGGTAAAGCACTTAGAGAAGTGGCTGAAACAATTGGATTAACTGGCACTGAATCAGGTGAAGCAAATCCCGAATTTAGCAAATTTGTAGACAACATAACCAAATTGGTTGATGGAGTTAATAGTCTATTTGAAGCATTGTCAAAAGTTAAATCAATTGTTGGTGGTAGTTTGGATTTTATTGGATTACAAGGAGTGCTGGCAAGAGTTGAAAGTGCTGGTGAAAGATTCAGAGGAGAACCTACATCTGGTGGACAATATGGCACAGTTGTAAATCAAACAGTTAATATCGGTGCAACTAATTCTAAATCGCAAGCCAAAACAGTGGTCAAATCAATTAACAACGCTGCAAAGGCTGGCACTGTCAATAAGTTTGTCAAACCAATGATCCCAGGTAGATAATCGTGCCTTGGTCACCAAACGCCACAGTTAAAATCAACGGCACAGCCGTAACAAATTACACACTTGAGGGTGTGCAAATCAGCATGGGTCGTGATGATGTACAACAACAATCATCAGCAGGATTTGCCACAATTGATTTCTTAAACTTGCCTTACACAGATGTTGAAATTTTTGACACAATACAAGTTACATTAGATAACTTTACAGGTGTTGATACAACAATCTTTACAGGCTTGGTCACAGATGTTTCAGTTTCAGTGCTTGATGCTGGCACAACAAATACATTTATTACACAGATCAGTGCATCTGGTGGGTTATCAGAACTTGCAGCCAAAGAAGCAAATCTAGTTGGTTATGCTGAACAAAAAGATGGTGACCGGATTGTATCTGTCGTAACTGACACTTTTGGTCTTAAATGGAATGAATTACCTGCAACACAAATTTGGACTGATTACACAACTGAGACTTGGAACTCATTACTTGGTGTTGATATTTCAGCAATTGACACACCTGGCACATATGATCTGTTTAGTTCACTTGCAACACCAGAACCATTAAATGCTTTGAATTATGTGCAAATTGTTGCAGATTCAGGATCAGGTTATATTTATGAAACAACATCTGGTGGTATTGGTTATCAGGATCAAGATGCACGCGCAGATTATGTGTCAGCAAATGGCTTTGTTGACATATCTAAAAACTTTATTTTAGCAGATGGTATCAGCGTAACAACATCCCGAAATGACATCATTAATGATGTGATTGTTGTTTATGGTGCAGCAGAAGATGCAGTTCAAACAGAGGAACTTGATTCAATTAGCCAGTACGGCAGAGTCACGCAAACAGTTCAAACATTCTTAAAGAATCAAACAGATGCTGAAACTTTGGCAGATCGTCTAGTGCTTTTGAATGCTTATCCTCAACCAGTTATCCAAGGCATTCAAATACAGATTGATGCCCCAACTATGACTTCATCATTGCTTAATTCACTTGTTGGTGTATTCTTTGGTATGCCGGTATCAGTTACAGATTTTCCTGCACTTCTATACCCAAATCAATTTTTTGGATATGTGGAAGGGTGGGAATGGAGTATTGACAGGTTCACTGCACGCTTGACTTTGAATGTTTCAGATTTCACATTCTCAGCAGTTCCAGTGGCGTGGCAAGATGTATATGCTGGTGAAATCTGGAGTACAATAGACCCATCACTACAATGGCAAGATGCCTTATTAGGAGTCAATTAACACATGGCCACTACTACACCAAATTATGGCTGGACAGTTCCAACTTCAAGTGATCTTGTCAAAGATGGAGCAACGGCAATTGAAACGTTAGGTGATGCAATTGATGCATCCATGAACACAGCCCTAGGTACAAAAAAAGCCGGATTGGTATTACTGAATACAACTAGTTTTAGTGGAGTAAATTCTGTATCTTTACCTGCTGCAACTTTTAGTTCAACTTATGATAATTACAGAGTTATTATTAACCTAGATAGTACTTCAAGTGGCACAACTTCAACTTTAAGATTTAGGGCGAGTGGCTCAGATAATTCAAGTTCTAATTATGCTTACAGTTACCAATTTATTACCACTGCAAACACAACATATACACAAGGTAATGCTAATACTACAACTAACTTTAGAATTGGTTTCTCTGATGGTGGAACAGATATGGTTATTATTGATATATTTAATCCAATGAAAGCCTTAAGAACTGGAATCCAATCTACTTTTAATGGCAAAGAGGGCGCAAATTTTACAAGTGAGTTTGTTCAAGGTCAAATGACTGTGACAACTGCATACGATTCTTTAACATATTTTCAAAACAC